AATTTCTCCAGTATTATTTTTTATTAAATAGAAGGAGGAATATTAATTATGTATGATATGACTAAATTAAAAACAAGATATTTTGATATTAAATTAAAGAATGGAAAAATTTTAAATGTAGAACCACCAAAATTAAAAGTTTTAAGAAAAATTGCTTCATTAAGTGAAGTAAAGACAACAGGAGAATTAACTGAAAATGACATAAAAAATCTAACAGAAGCAGTATCATTATCTTTAAGCAAAAATAAGCAAAATCATAAAATAACGCCAGAAAATGTTGAAGAAAACTACGATATTGATGAGATGGTAGATTTTATGGAAAATTATTTTGACTGGGTTAATAGTATTCAAAATTCAAAAAACTAAAATGTCCATATTATCCATCTAACGATGAAGATGATATGGACACAGGTTATATTGTAGAAACTATAGGGGAAAAGAGAGTTGCTGAATATTTAGGAATTACATTGTTAGAAGTAGGCGAATTAAATTTTGTCGATTATCTATTTTTTAAGCGAGAAGCAGTAATTTATAATTGTTCGCAGACAGAAGAAGGTAGAGAATATTTAAGAAATGCAAAAAGACTAGAAGAAACATCTCCAGATAGAAAAAAATTAAGAGAAAAATACGGAAAAACAAGTTGATTACTTGTTTTATTTTTTTTATTAAAAAAGGAGGTGGATAAAATATGGCAAGTAAAATACAGGGAATAACTGTTGAAATTGGAGGAGATACCACCAAACTAGGAAACGCATTAGAAAGTGTAAACAAAAAATCAAAATCATTACAGAATGAACTTAAAGGTGTAAATACTTTGTTAAAAATGGACCCGTCAAATGTTACATTATTAAGACAAAAACAAGACTTATTAAATCAAAGTATTGCGGAATGTAGAGAAAAGTTAAATACATTAAAAGCTACACAAGCACAGGTACAAGCCCAATTTGACAAAGGAGAAATAACGGCAGAACAATATAGAGATTTTCAAAGGGAAATTGTAGCAACAGAAAATAAATTAAATAAATTACAAAAAGAAGCAAAAAATTTTGGTAGTGTAGGAGCTCAACAAGTTGCAGTTGTTGGAACAAAAATGCAAGATCTAGGAAATAAAGTAACAGCTGTAGGACAAAAATTTAAAGTTATTAGTGCTGTTGCTAGTACAGCTTTGGTCGGAATAACTGCAAGTGCGATAAATTTTGAAACAGCTTTTACAGGTGTTACGAAAACTGTTGATGGAACAGATGAACAGTTAGAAAATATAAAACAAGGAATACTTGATTTATCAGAAGCAACCGCAAGTAGTGCAACAGATATAGCAGGTGTTGCAGAAGCAGCAGGACAATTAGGAGTAAAGACTGAAAATATAATGGCATTTACTGAAACAATGGTAAGATTAGGAGATTCTACAAATATTTCTGCTAGCGACGCTGCGACAGCAATAGCACAATTATACAATGTAATGGGGGCAGATATAAATACTGTAGATCAATTTGGTGCAGCATTAGTTGCATTAGGTAATAATGCTGCTACATCTGAAAATGATATTATGAATATGGCAAGTAGAATTGCTTCATCTGGAAAACAAGTTGGACTAACAGAACAACAAGTATTAGCTCTTGCAACATCACTAGCAAGTGTTGGATTAGAAGCGGAAGGTGGAGGCTCTGCAATATCTGCGGTAATAACTGAAATTGATAAATCAGTTGCTTTAAATTCAGACTCATTAAAAACATGGGCAAGTGTTGCTGGTATGTCTGTAAAAGAATTTAAACAATTATGGCAAAATGACGCAATGACAGCTATTCAAGCAGTAACAAAAGGTATGGGAGACGCTAAAGCTGGAGGACAAAACTTAAATGTAATTTTAGATAATTTAGGTGTTACATCATTAAGACAGACAGATACCATGAAAAGATTATCTGGAGCGTCTGAATTGATGAGCAACATGGTTCAAATAAGTAATGAGGCATGGTCTGAAAATACAGCCCTAACAAATGAGTCAGAAAAAAGATATCAAACAACAGCTGCTAAAATGCAACAATTAAAAAACACAGTTCAAGAATTGTGCGTAAAATTAGGAGAAATACTATTACCAATTATTCAAAGTGTTTGTGATAGTTTATCAAATTTCGCAAGTTGGCTGACAGGATTAAGTCCAACAGCACAAAAAGTTGTGTTAGTTGTTATTGCTATTGTTGCAGCAATAGGACCTCTGATAATATTTATAGGGAAATTAATTAGTTCTATTGGTACTATTATGACTATTGTTCCTAAAGTTGTTAGTGCATTTAAAGCTATAAA